AATCTCTAAGTTCAATATTTTTCTCTTCTTTATACCAATCTCTTACTAAACTCCAACAATCTGTTATCCCCCATACCCATTGACGACCCAACAACGGTGGTTTATATCCGCAAGGTTCTAAATATGCCCACTGTTCCGTCTTTGGGTTTACTATATACCACGGAAGTTTACTATCTTCACAACTAATTTTATCTGCCTGACTAGGTGTAGGAGGTGTTATGGGGTGACTGTGAACTACTCCAATTATTTCGCCTGTATTATCTGCTTTTATATAATCTTCTGGATCAATGATAAAACATTGATAATCAGTCATAGATAAATTTCGACAAGGATAATATTTTTCCTTCCCCTTTACATTTAATAACAAACCACAAGATTCTTTAGGATCTTCCCGTTGAGCATGAAGTAGTGCTTTATATTTCCAACTCATTGAACGAACGTACCTATAGAGGGAAAAATTGAACGTGTGGCTTGACGTTTAGGAATCCGAACTCCAGCAAGATCTGTAGGAGCAGCAAGTTCAAATTCAACTGTTTCTCTGGTTTCTGCTGATTTACGATCTATTGCGTAAACTTCCTGGGGAAACTCAGCCGTAGGATCAGCAGTCGCATTTGTTCCATCGGCAAAATTAACAGCATCAATAAATTTGGCTAATGTTCTTATTCGTGTAACTGTAGCTCCCGTTAAATCATTTCCAGTGGTTGTTTCATTAACAGATAAAAGAATAGCAGAAATTAATCCTGTAGCATTACTAATTATTATCTTGGGTCTGGGTAACTGTCCTTTTTGAAAAGCAAAACCTGATGCCTGTATAGGAAATCTAAGATAAGCGTTTCCAGCCCAAGTTATTTGACCATTTGCGTTAAGACTTGAACCAGCATGAAATCTATAAATAGTGTTCGCACCATGTAATGCAGTAGATAACTGAAGAGTAAATAATTCAATAATTGCTGATGGATTGATGTCCTGTAAACTGCTGAATACTGATTGATTTACTGACATTATGCTGGTTCAAATACTTGTCTAAAAGTGGCTTGAATTGTAGCTCTATTATTATATGGTATTGATTTACTCCAATCTTCGCAAACAAATTGAGAAGATGAACTTTCTCCTGGTGGGGTAAATGTAAAGCTCTCACTATCGTTTGCCCTAGCATCTAAAAATGTTTCTATCGTGTCTGCATCTGTTTCTGATACTTCAAAAGTAAAACTAAATTCTTTTGGATTTTGATGTTGAGCTAAACCAAATAAAAGTCTATGTTCATATCCATCGGCAAAACGTACAGTACGAGTTAATGGTCTAGATTTTTTACGTTGCCCGTAAGTAGGTTTAATGTCTGGAAACGTAGCCATTATGCAAGTAAACCTCCTGGTCTTTTTTGTTGTAATATTTCAGATTGTACTGCAACTGAAATAAGTCGACCAAGTTCTCTGCCTTGCTGTTCATCTCCTTCTACAGATGAACCAGAAGCATCTACATTTACAACTATGTTTGTAGAACCACCAAGAGCATGGTTTGGTGTAATCATTCCAGAAACTCCAGGACTGAATAATTCTGGTCCACGTTCTCCTACAATATAGTCATTTCCTTTTCTGACAGAGCCACCATTTGCTTTCCCAAAGGTAAAACGTGCTACTTGTTGTTCGGGAGTTAAGGTTGGGGTTAAGGTTTTTTTACCTCCTCCAAATATTGAACCAAGTCCACCAAATATCGAACCAAATAATCCTCCCCCACCTAACTGCCCACCTGGATTGCCAAATAATGCCATGTTAAATGCAGCATCAATTAGTTTATTCAGTACATTGTTCAGCATATCGTTTAGCGTAGACGTACCACGAATAAGACCTTGTAAACCATCGGCAACATCTGTGGCAAGTGATTGACCTAATGATTTGAACTGTTGTCTTACCATTTCGGCTTGCTCTGCCTGTTTTTCTAATAAATTGTTTTGTTTTAATAAATTTTCAATTTTATTTACATCTAGTTCTTCTAAGGTTGCTCCATCTTCAATCATTTCTTTTATCTTTGCATCAAGTTCTTGTGCTAGTAAAACTTCCTCATAATTACCATCAATCTTTGCCTGTAATAAAGCATTTTGTTGTCTAACCTTCTTCAACCTGGAATCTTCAATCATATTTATAGTCGTTTGTCTTTCTAAAGTTTTTCCTATCAACGCAAGCTCTTCTCTTCTAGCTTCTATTTGTGCCTGTAATTCTGCTTTTCTTTTTTCTGCGTTTTTAGCTCCTGATCTTCCTTTACCACTCCCAGATACATTTGCTAATTCAGTTTGTAAAGCCAGTAATGTTGGATCGGTTGCTGATCCTCCTACTTCTGCAAGCCTATCTCTTTCTGCTCTTTGTGCTGGTCCAGCAAAAGGTGTAGCCAGTAAATTAAGAACAGGTAGTAATGCAGCAAGCATTTTTGTTCCTAATAACTGGAATTGATTTCCTATTAATCTGCTAACCTCTCCAAAATCTTTTAATCCTTTAACTGCATCTGCACCAATAGCTTTATTCATCTGCTCAGTTACGGCTGCTAATGCAGCTTGTGTTCCTTCTGTCTTTTTAATTAGCTGTATCTGTCTTTCTCTTTCTGTTCCATTTGCTCCTAAAGCTGTGGTCAACCCTTCAATATCAGGAGTCAATCTATTAAATGCCTGACCTAATTTAGCCGTAGAATCTGTAATTTGTTGTACTTGAGTGAGTAGTGCAGTAGCAACTAAACCTCCAGCAAAACCCCCTGTCTGTCCTCCTAACTTTCCACCAATTAATCCACCAGTAAAACCAGCAGCAGCACCTAATGGTCCTTGTCCAAATAACAATGGAAATGCACCACTTATTAATGCTCCTGATAAAACACCGCTTCCACCACCACCACCAAAACGAGGAGGTCTAGGTTGTGGTCCATAAACATTAGGTCCTGATCCAGCAAACTTTCCTCTAGCTATATCAAAATTTCTTTGCCTTTGTCTGTCTGATGTACCTGTACCACCTCTTGTAGTGGTTCTTTTCGTTAAATTTAATTCTTCCTTTTTTAACCTATTTGTTTTTTCTAATTCCTTGTTTACTCTTTTTTGTGTTCTTTCCTGTTTTAAAAGTAATGCAGCTTTATCTCTTTCATTTTTAAGTAGTGTCTTAGAATCGCCCTTTTTTCCCTGGGCTAACGCATTTAATTTTGATATTCTTCTTTCTAAATTAGTTATCTGCTGGTTTATCTTCCGAACATCTAACTTAATATTTACATCGTAATTAGAGCCAGCCACTAATTTTTAAAAACATTAAACCTAGTTTAGCGTACCTTACGAGTTTGAGCCTTTCTTTTTGCCTTTTCGTATGCTTTTTCTTCCTCTTCAGCCTTATAGTTAAAATATGCGTTCCAGCCATACATTTCTTCCAAAGACATTTTGTTTCGTATTTCAACTAATGTCATGCCTAACTTTTCTGCAATAAAAAATTGCATGTGAAGATAACTATTCTTTTTTAACTCAGCTTTTTACGGCATCAGGGGTAGCCTCCTCTCCCAACTCCTGCATTTTTGTCATAAGTTCTAACAATACTGACAATGGTATTTCTCTTCTAAGACTTGCCCTATCAGCTTCGGTAAATAACTTGTTACCGCTTTCATCTTCAGCCTTACCAATAATTACTTGGAGTGCGAAGTCTAAACTTCCCTCTTCCTGACCTCTGTTTGCTTTTATTAGAGTAGTATTTATTGTGTCTCTATCAGCAATAGTCAAAGGTGTCCAATAAACTTTTAAAATTACCTGACCATTTTTGTAGATTTCATAACTGCTTTTGTTGTCTACACTAAAGGCTTTCTTTAGTTTGTCGATTGCTCTTTCTGTTGCCATGCAAAAATAATTTTATTATCTATTAACTATACTACTACTTTATTACTTAAAGCCAACCTTTTTAAATGCCATTGCTATGTCTTTGTTAATAAATCCTCCTTTTGTATAGACGTTGTACCAATTTGGTCCTCTTGCAGTTAAAGCGTGTTGTCTACCATGTTCGGCATAAGTAACAGGATTTCCTTTTAGATCAGGTCTTTTTTGTCCTGGTGCGTTTATTGCAAAACCAGCATATTCGGCTCTGTTTCCAATATACAAATCTTGCTTCAATGTAACATTAGGAACTCTTGCATTTTTTATCTGTCTAGCTGTTGGATCAGGAATCAAATAATATGGAAAGTCTGGTTTTCTTTTTCGATTTGCTTTTACAGGATTTTTTGATACTATCCAGTTCTCTCCGAATGTTCCTGTCCACCACGGACCTTGTTCAGTAAGTGAACGTACTATTGTTTTTGCAGTCTCTTTTCTTCCCTTAATTATTGCCTTTCGTAAATCTCCAGGCATCTTACTAAAAGGTTTTCTTCTAGGCATTAGCAGTAAAGTCGCAGCTTACAACAGATAAATAATGACTATCTTCTTCAACATTCACAGAAGTTGGTCCTTCAATTTGTAGTACTCTTGGACTTACAGAAAATGTATCTGTATAAGTAGAAGCGTTAACAGAAGTAAGACCTGTAATAACTGTTTCAGCTATAGCAGATGCCTCCGCACTTCCCTTATGTGGTGGTGTCATAATTCCACATCTTATAGATCCAGAATAATAAGTTTGTGCTGCTCCTTGTGTTTGAGTAGTAGATTGTCCAAAATCTAAACTTACCATCACATACTTTTTGTTCTTACCTGGAGTAGTTAATGGCATATTATCAAATATTACCAAGACAGTAGGATCTGCGTCTGTTACCGCATCTAATATTGCGGTTTCAAATGCTGCTCGTGCGTTTACTAAACTCATTAGAAAATAACGTCAACTCTAAATAAATATTCCTGACCACCTTTCAGAGTAAGAATATTTGTTATCTTACAACCTCTGCTAGATCCAGAAAATGTAAGAGTAATATCATCTTGCAATAAAGGTTGATTATCTCCTATCAAATCAGGTGTTATGTATAGTCTTGCCACGTTTTCCTGAAACCCTGTTTCTTCTGTTGATCTAACAAACTCAATAGGAACTTTTATCGTGTAGTTCGTGTCTACTGTTATGTATTCTCCAGTTGTATTGTTATAACTTGATACTCCTTTTCTTGTGTAAACAATAGTTGTATCTAAAGAATCTCCAAGTTGAGCAACAACCTGTTTTGCAATGTTCTTTAATGCTGTATCTAGTTGTCCTGCCATTAGCCTCTAACCGCCCTTAGTTGGAAAGTTCCTGCTCCACCTAGCATATACGCTCCAAGATAACTTTGTAACCACGGATAAACGTCAAGAATATTATTTATTGATCCTGTTCCCTGGCTATCGGTATTGTATTTAACTTCAATATCTCCTAGTTTTACCTCAGAAAAATTACCATCTTTACCTGTAGTACCAGTTATAGCTCCAGTATCATTTGCTAATGCCCTGGCTAGTTCATATTGTGCGTACTTAATATTATTTGGAATAGTTGAACAACTCAATTCGACTCGATCTACTTGATAGTTTGTTCTAGGAAATTTTAATGCCTGGTTTTCGTCACATCTATCACCTTGAAATACAAAACTATCAATCCATCTT